TTCATAACACAAGAGATACAGCTAATGTTGAATTGACAATTGGGATTAGTGAATGGGATAAGATTTGGCAAAAGGACAAGGAATAATGATAACAACACAAGTATATTGTGAATGTTGCAAAAGTTTTGATGACACACACAATAATTCTTACATTGAAGAACTTAATTTAGAAATATGTCTTTTTTGTTTTGAAGAAGAACATTACAAAGATACTTACAAAAACATAAAGTTACACATTTAAGGAGGAATAATGACAACAGAAAGTAAAGTATTAAAAGCGTTGGATCAATCTAACAAAAGTTTAGGCGAACTTAAATTTTTACAGGATAAATATATCTCTATACGAAACGAAAGTGTAGGCATACTTTATATAGAACACAAGTGGAGTGCTATGAAGTTAGCAGAACGCACAGGACTTACAAGAGATATGATCTACAAAATTCTTAAAAATAAAAAAGTGTCGTAGTGTCCTACTACAATGTAGGCGAATGAAAGGTAATAATGGATAAAGAAACATATAAAAAACTAACAAAAAATTTCCCAAAAGATATGGTTAAACCTGCACCCAAAGGCAAGTTTGGATCGTATGTACCACACCACTTATACACACAGAGATTAGTTGATGTTGTAGGTGGAAAATATAATTTTTTTGTTAAGGAAGTTTTACGAGATAAAGACAACGCTGTTGTAGGTGCAGTTTGTGTACTAGAGATAGATGGTCTAGGCAGAATGGAAGAAGTCGGTGATGTAGATATGAACGCACTGAACAGAAACATAACTGAAAGCGAGATACTTAAACTAGCAGTTAGTGATGGTATCAAAAGATGTTGTATGCGATTTGGTATAGGTCTTGAACTGTGGACAGGTGGCGAAACAGAAGAAGAACATTATGCAGGTGGACAAGAGCAACCTAAAAAAAAACAGGTAGTACAAGAGAGTGGGAAATCCCCTTCTAATAATGTAAAAGAACTAGGCGAGATTATCTTAGATATGTGTGTTGGTAACAAAGTATTAGCCAAGACAGTTTGGGATTACACTGTAGACAAAGTTGATTTAAAAAAGGATATGCCTGAATCTGTAAAGGATTACACAGAGGATAACAACAAAACATTTATTGAAGAAGCTGCGAAATATTTAAAGATGATTAACGATCAGAACAAAGAGAGAGCAGGTAACACAGAAGTTATTAACGAAACTCTTGATATTCTTGATGCTAAAATAACAGAAACAAAAAACAAAAAAGAAAGTGAGGAAGATATGGACTTTGAAAATGATGATTGGAAAGCAGGTAAGGAACAAGATCCTATGACAGATGCACAAAAAGGTTTCTTACAAACTTTAATTACACAATGCACAGACAATGGTCTTGATGAGTTAGCTACAGAGGGTAAACAATATCTTAATTCAGGCAAGACAAGTAAAGTTACTTGTTCAGATATGATAAGCAAGTTAAAGAATGCGTTGTCGTAGCTGTAACATAGGGGAAAATGACCTGTATGGTGAGCCAACATTTATTTATGATGGGTTGTGTATTGATTGTAGGAACGTTATAAACTATGTACCAAAGAGAAATTATACAATACATCAATAATCAATTTCCATTTATGGATGAGCTTGTAGAGAGCGAAGATATATTCTCTTGTTATGATTGTGAGAACAAACAATACATAATAGAAATTAAGTCAAGAGATAAGCATTACGATCCCTGGATAATAGAAAAGAAAAAGTTTGTAAGTAACTACAACAAGTCAAAAGAACTTAACAAAGAGTTTATATATCTTACTGAATACAGAACAAAGATTATAACTTGGAACATAACTAACTTAGTCAAGGTTAATTATGATTTTAAATGGGAACACAAACACTTACCAAGAACAACAGAGTTTGAAGAAAATAAACCAATACTTAAAGAAGTTGGTTATCTTTATGAGAAGTACGCAAAGAAATATTAGGAGGATAAATGAGCGATATATCAGTAAACGAAGCAGACCTTGTAGTTTTATTACAAGAACTAGAGAACAGAGGTATCTTTAAGACTGTAATTATTACTAACGCTAATGGTGTACAAGAGTTAAAAGCTATTGTACCTGTAGGTACTGTAACAATTAACACGCCACAAGAAGAAGAATGATTTATATATTTAGATGTTGGCAAATCAATCACGTTGAAGTTACAACAAGTGAACCTTACATAGGTGTAGGCGAACGACCAATGTGTGATGAGTGTTATTATATAGCTTTAGATGGTAGTTCTTAGACTATCTTGTAGTTACTCCAACCATTCTTATCTATTGTAAAAGTTAGAACTCCAGGATCATTCCACATACCTGTTCTTGCAGTAAAGTCTTTACTTGCATCTATGCTTGGACACTGAAACCAAGTACGCTTACCTTGTTTAAGTAGTCTTGGGTGATGATAGTGTCCTGTAATTAATATTTCAGCAGCACCACTAGGCAACCAACCAAACATCTGACCTTGCCACCACTTCATTATCTTACCTTCTGGACCTGCTCCACCACCTGTCATATGTCCGTGTGTTATAGCTACTGCTTTACCTTTTATCTCTAACAAATGGTGATAGTCAGTAGGTAATATTGTTGTAACCTTCTTGTATCTTGGGTTCTGTGCCATAATCTCTTTGCATATCTCAAAGTGCATCATATCGGAGTTGTCTAATCTGTCTGATAATACCTGTCCTTTGCCTGATCTAGTCATCTCTCCGTGATTACCACCTATCCCACACATAGTAATCTTGTCTGCGTATGGTAAAAATGTATCAACAGTCTGCATAATCATCTGTCTTGCTAGTTTATATTGCTGTGATAGTGTCAATTCTATGTTAAACGGCATAGAAGAATAGAAAGATTGGTCGCAATTCTCTGTCAAATCACCTAAACCTAGCAAAAATACCTCATTTATGGCTGTTCCTCCCTTACGCAGTGCCTTGATCTGTTGTACCCCCTCTATAAGGGCTTCCTCGTAGCGTTTAAGGGTATTTTCTACTCCATAGTCTGCTTTTCCTAGTTGCCAGTCAGCCATTGTCCATATAAAGGCTGTATCACCACCATATTTCTTGTTTTTTAGCTTAGGTTTCTTTAAATATATCTTGCATAACTCATCAAAGTATTCATCTAATGCAGGATTCTTACGTTTTACAACTCCCTTAAACGCATAAAAGGTGGTAACTTTACCACCTTTTAACTGACCTTCCCACTGTGATACTTTGACAGAACCATCTATCTTGTAATATCTAGGATCAAATCCAAAGCCGTGCAATATACTATCGTATTTATCTTTGTAGTTTGGATCAGTGCCGACATAGGTTATATCACCTTTGCCTGTTTTTTCATCAAATTCAATAGAAGGTTGCCAACCTGATTTATAGTAGTTATTACCTAACTCTTGTGTCATAGGCAGCCCTTTCTGTTGTTCATAGTCTAACTATGATGTATGACAAAATCTACTTTGTAATTTGTTTTTTAGCGTAAGTCTTGACCACTGCTAGTGCAGCACCACCACCAGCTAAAGCTGCTAGTTCAAGTGTATTAGCATCTAATGATACTAAAGGTGCTACTACAAGTGCTCCAAGGAATGCTTCTACGAAAGTCCATAGTGTTCTTTCCAGCATATCTTTGAGATCATCACTCATTTTATACTCCCACGAATCGGACCAAGGTGTCCACCATACATCTTTTTTAAATGTACCATCCTGGTTTCTTGCTCTGTTTTTTCTTTCAAACATTATGTTATGTTTCTACCACTAAGTTTAGCATTTAATACTTTGATTTCACCACTTATTTCTTGTAACTTCTCATATACATCTGATTGTTCAGCAGGTTTATCAAGTAATTTATCAATAGTTGTGTATTCTATTGATACTTTCTTGCCTTGTAGTAACTGATTAGCTACCTTTGCGTACATCTTTTTGTATGCAACTGTGCTTGATCCAATGAAACCATCTTTAGAACTATCTAAATCTTGTTGTGTTTCTCCTACAATTAAACAACCTGATGTGTGTTCATCAGTGTTACCTGTATGTATAAGTATGTAAGTAAAGTTAGGTACATCTTGTATATGCAACATACCATAGTGTGCATTCTTATATCTCTCTGAATATTTAGCGTGAAAGCCACCTGTTTTCCTAAATTCTATATCGTATGTGCCTTCTGGTATGCAAGTTTCGTGCATAACTTTTACTGCTTGGTATTGATCTTCTAATGTAAAGCACTCAAAAATACCATCAATTAATAAAATACCATTGGTTGCATCAGTGCCGAACTGTGTTCTTACTACTGTTAGTTTCATATTTCCTCCTAATGACTTGGATATTTACAGTTACAAATAGTTATATTCGTATATCCATTGTCTGCTATAAATGTACGACAATGAGTATCTATCTCATCATCTATGTCATCAAGTATAACATCATCAAACCACATTATTTTCTAAAACCAATAGTCAATAACCATATGCCTAATGTAATTAATGTTGCTAATCCTGTAACTTGTTGTGCTGATCCTGTAAGAGTAAGCGTTGCTATAACTAAACCTACTAAAGTCCAGCTAAGGTTAAGTGTTTCCTTGATAGCTTCTACTAACCAAGACCATAATTTATTTATCATATCGTTTTCCTAAACATAAACGCAGCCATACTTGCTATTCTAGTCAAAATTACAGGAACTACTACCTCTTGTGCTTTTTCTTTCTGATCATTTGTCATATCATCTCCTATACTTGCAATACTTATATCTTCAAAATCTATATCTACAAAAGTTTCTATTGGATTTTCTAAGAATGTTTCAAACTGTACCTCTGTAACAACATCAGCAAGTGTGTAGTTCTCTACATCTGCATTCTCTACAGCTCTCTCAACGTATTCTTCTACGGCTTCTGCAACAACTTCATCCTCTTGTATTGCTTCTGCAATGATCTCAACATCTTCAGTCTGTACCTGTAATACTTCAGCGACAACCTCAACTTGTTCTTCAGTAAGTATCTCAATATCATCAATAGCTTCCTCAACAACAGCCTGTACAACTTCTTGTACTTCTTCTGTTGCCTGATCTAAGTTTTGTACACCTATATCATTAACTTCTTCTAATACTTCTACAACTTCTTCGGTTGCGAGTTCTTGCACATATACTTCAATGGCTTCTTCTTTTGCATCTTCGTATTCCTCTAGTTCTTCCTCTGTATATTCCTCTAGTTCTTCTTCTGTAACCTCTGGTATATCAATAACTATTATTTCTTCTATAACTTCTTCTAGTTCTGCTACTTCTTCTTTGATATTTTCTTGTATTGGCTCAACAAAAAC